CGCGTAATGCTGCTTGACAGTACGGGTTTCGACTCGGTACACCATGGACGGCAGTCAGCCGATTCTCTCCTGTTGCCGAGCCGTGCGGTTTCAAATTCCTCCCTCTTGAACCGTGCTGCTGCACTAGCCCCGGGTTGCGTTCATAGCCAAGCGGCGCGGCCCGGGGCGCTTTTTCGCGAGGTAGCCGCATGAACGTGCAAGTCGGCTTCAGCGGCGGCCGCACCAGCGGCATGATGCTGGCACGCCTTGCAGCGCAGCCCGGAGCGCTAGACGCCGCGCGCGTCGTGTTCGCAAATACCGGCCGCGAAATGCCCGAGACGCTAGATTTCGTCCGCGACGTAGGCGTGCATTTTGGCATAGCCATTGACTGGGTCGAATACACCCCAGAACGACCTTGGTTCCGCTTAGTCAGTCACGAAACAGCGGCACGCAACGGCGAGCCGTTTGAAGCGCTTATCCGCAAACGCAAATACCTGCCAAATCAACAGGCGCGCTTCTGTACGTCAGACCTCAAAATCAAGCCCGCAAAGCGTTTCCTCAAGTCGCTGGGCTGGCGCAACTGGACAAACTACGTTGGCATCCGTGCCGATGAAGCGCACCGAGCCAAGCAGCCGCAAAACGAGCCTTGGCAGAACGCATTTCCACTGATTGACGCACAGATTAGCAAAGCGGACGTGATGCAGTTTTGGCGGCAGCAGCCGTTCGACTTGCGCCTTCCGAGCGTTGAAGGAAAGACCCCGCTAGGCAACTGCGACGGCTGCTTCCTCAAAAGCGAGCGGTTCATTGCCGCCTTGTCGCGGGATATGCCCGAGCGCGCTGCTTGGTGGGAACGCATGGAGGCCGAGACGGGCGGCAGCTGGTCGAAGCGCTACACCCGCCAAGGCACCCGCGAATTTGTAACAGCGCAAGGCGACTGGATTTTTGACGACGCTTCGGCGCTTTGCCAAGCTGACGGTGGAGAGTGTGTCGTATGACTAACGCCCTGCATCACGGCGATTGTTTAGACGTTTTACGCGGCATGCCTGGCGATAGCGTTGACCTTTTCGTTACTTCGCCGCCTTACGATAATTTGCGCACCTACAATGACAGCCTCACCGATTGGACGTTTGAAAAATTCGCAGCGATTGCGGGCCAGATGACGCGGCTGCTGAAACCGGGTGGCGTCATTGTGTGGATTGTAAACGACGCGACAATCAATGGCAGCGAAACTGGCACGTCGTTCCGGCAGGCCCTGCACTTCAAAGACGAGTGCGGGTTAAGGCTGCATGATACGATGATTTGGAGCAAGGGCGCGTTTAGCGCGGTGGGCGCGCTTGCTGTACGCTATGCCCCGACGTTTGAGTATATGTTTGTTCTAAGCAACGGCGCACCGCAAGCGTTCAATCCAATTAAGGACCGCAAGAACAAATCAGCCGGTCAAGCCATTCGTGGGACCGTCAGGCAGGCTGATGGCTCCACCAGGCCGGTATCTAATAAGGGCAAGATGATTGGCGAATATGGGCAACGTTTTGCCGTCTGGGAAATGCCAGCCGTAAAGGCCCGGCAACATCACCCTGCGCCTTTCCCCGAAAACTTGGCTCGCGACCACATTGCAAGTTGGTCTGACAAGGGGATGACAGTTTGCGACCCCTTTCTCGGAAGTGGCACGACCGGCGCGGCGGCTGTGAAACTCGGGCGCAAATTCATCGGGATTGAGCGCGAAGCCAAATATATAACTATCGCACGCGCGCGCATTCAGGCCGCGCTTTGCCAAGCCGACGGTGGAGAGTGTGTCGTATGACTGACCAGCAACTCACCGACGAACAGCGGACCCTGCTGCGCCTGCGCGACGACCCGGCGTTGTTCGTGCAGACGATCATCGGCGCGGAGCCGCAAGCGTGGCAACGAGAAGCGCTGGAACTGATCCGCGACAACGACCGCGTTGCGATCCGCAGCGGCCACGGCGTCGGCAAGTCCATGTGGCTCGCGACGCTGGTGCTGTGGTGGCTGTGTACCCACTACCCCTGCAAGGTCGCTTGCACGGCCAACACGGCATCGCAGCTGGGCGACGTGCTGTGGCCCGAAATACAGAAATGGGCGCGGCAGATGCATCCGGCGTTCCGCGAGCAGCTGGAGTTCCGCGCCGACAAAATATCGCTGCGCGGCGCTGCTGAATCCTATGCCGTAGCCCGCACAAGCCGCCGCGAGCAGCCGGAATCGCTGCAGGGATTCCATTCCGAAAATATGCTGTTTGTGATCGACGAGGCGTCCGGCATTCCCGACATTATCTTCGAGGTGGGGCAGGGGTCGCTGTCCACGCCGGGCGCAAAAATCGTCATGTGCGGCAACCCCACGCGTACCAGCGGCTACTTCTTCGACGCGTTTCACAAGAACGCAGACCGGTGGGCCACAATGCGGGTCAGCAGCGCCGATGGCGACTACGTCCGCGACGACTTCATCGCCGAAATGCGTGACCAGTACGGCGACGACAGCAACGCCTACCGCGTCCGTGTCCTGGGCGAGTTCCCTGAAGCGGACGACGACACCATTATACCGCTGCATCTGGTCGAAGCCGCGATTTCCCGGGACGTAGAACCTATCGTGGGCCAGCGCCCCGTTTGGGGTCTCGACGTTGCGCGCTACGGCAGCGACCGCACCGCTCTAGCCAAACGACGCGGCAACAGCTTAGTCGAGCCGATCAAGTCGTGGCAGGGCAAAGACCTGATGGAAATCTGCGGCATCGTGCTGGAGGAATACGACGCCTGCAGCTACGACGACCGCCCCGCCGAAATCCTTGTAGACGTGATCGGCCTTGGCGCTGGCGTCGTGGACCGCCTCAAGGAAATGGACTTTGTGCCGGTACGCGGGATCAACGTGGCCGAGTCCGCCGCGCTGTCACAGAAGTACCTGCGCCTGCGCGACGAACTGTGGTTCCAGTGCCGCGAGTGGCTGGAGTCCAAGGACTGCACCATGCCGGACGACGAAGCCCTGAAATCGGAACTGGTCGCGCCCCGCTTTAAGTTCCAATCAAACGGCAAACTCAAGGTAGAATCGAAGGAAGAACTGAAACGCCGGGGCAACCGCTCACCGGACCTTGCAGACGCCCTGATGCTGACGTTTGCCAGCACAGCAGCCAAGGCGGGTAGCGGACGGCACCGTTCCTATGGTAAAAACATTAGTTACCCGGATCAGCAACGATATGTCTAATCATGGCAATTAAACACCACGGCTTGACGTTTGCCGGTTATAATAAACCCCGCAGGGCCGAACCCGGCGCGAGCAAGAAATTCGTGGTGGCCGCGAAAAAGGGCGACCAGGTCAAGCTGGTCCGCTTCGGCGCGAAGGGCATGTCGATCAAAAAGAACCAGCCGGCCCGCAAGGCCAGCTACTGCGCCCGATCCGGGGGTATCAAAGGAACCAGCGACAAGTTTTCAGCGAACTACTGGTCGCGCCGCAAATGGGATTGTTGAACATGCACTACGGTAAGTCCAAGGGCCGCAAAGGCGGCAAACTCAAGACCGGCAAGTACTGCGGCTAGTGTTAGACCGCGACCAGATAAGCCAGCTGCTGTCGAACGAAGTAGACGCGGCCGTGGGCTACAGCGATTCCCAGCTGTCTGCGGATCGTATCGAAGCGACCGATTACTACCTCGGTAAGCCGTTCAACAGCGTCCCCGAAGGACGGTCGTCGGTCATTGCGACCGAAGTAGCTGACACGGTCGAACATATGATGCCGGCGCTGATGGAAATTTTCATGCGCTCCGGTGACATCGTGAAGTTTCTGCCGCGCCACCCCGAAGATCAGCAGAAAGCCGAAGCGGCTACGATGCTGGTCAACAGCGTGTTCCAGTCGCAGGCACAGCCGTTTGGGCTGCTACACGACTTCGTGAAAGACGCGCTGCTGTACAAGTGCGGCGTGCTACGCGCTGGCTACGACACGCAGGTCGAATACACCACCGAACGCTACGAAGCACTGACCGACATGGACGTGCAGGCCCTGACCGCACAGCCAGACGTCGAAGTGCTGCAGGCCGTGTCGGTTGCTACCGACGACCAACCGCCGCTGTTTGAGCTGTTCGACGTTGAGCTACGCCGCGCCAAGCGCACCAGCGCGATCAAGGTCGAAACCGTCGCGCCGGAAGACTTCCTGTTCAACGCCATGGCGACCAGCGTCGAAGACGCGACGTTCCTCGCGCAGCGGACCTACAGCACCGTGGGCGAGCTTGTGGCCCAAGGCTACGACCGCGACGAAGTCGAAGAACGCACCGGCCTGGGCGAAGGCTGGGACGAAGAAGAAACACAGGCCCGCCACGAACAAATCGACGGCGGCCGCACCACGCACTACGGCACTCGCGAAAACGAACTGGTCCGCGTCGTGGAAGCGTACATGCCGCTGGACATGCACGACACCGGCATCCCGACGATGCATCGCGTGCTGGCGATAGGGCAGGACAACCACGTTGTTGACGTTGAGCCCGTAGACCGCAGCCCGTTCGTCGTGGCGTCGCCGATCCGCATGCCGCACCGGCTGGTGGGCCGTAGCGTCGCGGAACTGGTGACGGACATTCAGCGTATCAAGTCCGTCGCGCTGCGCGGCGTGCTTGATAACCTGTACCTGCAGAACGATCAGCGTATTGCGGTCGTAGAAGGCCGCGTCAACATCGACGACCTGCTGCACAGCCGCCCCGGCGGTGTCGTGCGCCAAGACGCACCGGGCATGGTAACGCCGCTGCCGGTGCCGGTACTTGGCCCGCAGGGCATGTCGTTGCTGAACTACATGGACGAAGTGCGTGACCAGCGTACCGGAAACAAGGCGTTACACCTTGATCCTGACTCGCTGCAGTCCACCACTGCTGCCGGCGTAAACGCTGCGATCCAAGGCGGTCAAGCCAAGACGCTTATGATTGCGCGGACCCTTGCCGAAACCGGGCTACGGCCGCTGGCGCAGCTGCTGCTGTCGCTGGCTATCAAGCACCTTGACGGACCCCAAGCGGTGCGCGTCGGCGGCGACATGTTCGTCAACATCGACCCGGCCAGCATTGACGTAGACTTCGACGTGGACATTGACGTGGGTCTCGGCAGCGGCCGCGATGCAGAACGCACCGTCGCGCTGCAGCAGGTAGCATCAATCCAGCGTGACATCCTGCAGGAGCTGGGCCTGAACAACCCGGTCGTTTCCGTAGAGCAGTACCTCGAAACCGTGAAGCGGCTCGCCGCAATGAACGGCATCAAAGACGTGGATTCCATGTTCGCGACCGACGAGCAGTTGGCACAGTTCCGCCAGATGCAGGCACAGCAGCCGCCGCAGGAAGACCCGGACGTAATGCAGAAGCGGATGGAGTTCGACGCCGACCTCCAGCTTCGCCGAGAACGTATGCAGGCCGACATTGCCATCGAAAGAGAACGTCTTGAAGCGACCCTTGCATTAAAGCGCCAAGAAATGGCGGTCGAGCTTGAGCTACGCCGCGCCAAGCTCGCCCTGGGTGACGCCGCTGTTTCGACCAACATTCCGGGCGCTGCATGACCGAACGCGAGTTTATCGCAGCCGCCAAAACGCTGCTGGCCGATCCGTTCTGGTTACAGCTTGAAGCCACGATGCGCGACGAAGCGATCACGAAGTTTGAGTCGTCCGAACCCAACGACGACGCAACGCGCCGCGAGGCGTTTTACGAAGCGGCTGCGTTCAAGCGTATCCGCCGCAAACTAGAAAACCGCATTGCCAAATTTGACCATGAACCGACGACACCAAGGAACCCGTGACAATGGCCGACACCCCAATTTCAATCGAATCAGCGCTGGACATGATCCGCGCTGCAGCTGCGCCGGCTGATGCCGACCCAGCACCTAGCGAACCAGA